AATATCACCCCGTTCACTATTATGATATACATACTACCTTGGATTGTCAAGTACTGTGTTATACGTATTTGATTTAGATGAATTTAACATCGAATATTCACTTTATTTTAAAATATCTATCTAACGAAGATTTTAGTAGGATATAGGTGAAATAATATATAGTGCTAATTGATCCTTTAATGTATTAACACAAACACCTGGAAACATATAGGTATCTGGATAACAAAGGTCAACATACAGTGGATACAGTAGCTCAGATGGAATATGAAAGTATTAAAGAAGGAAAAATAAAATGAAATTTCAAAGATTTAAACGCGGAAGTGTTGTAATGGTGGAATTTTCACCATCTATGGGTAGTGAAATCAAGGGGAAACATTTAGCTATCGTTTTAACGAAAAATGATTCACCTAATAATGGTGTGCTAACAGTAATTCCATTAAGTTCAAAAAATAAGCCTTATTATGTTCCAATCGGTAATTTTTTTCTTAATGAAGCAATCCCTTTCTTAGATAAACAATTAAATGAATTCATAGAGAACATTAAAAATGTTACAGATGAAGAGAAAAAAGCAATGTTAGATAATGCAAATAAGTTTATTTTGGTTGCCAAAATGTATCAAAAAATGGGTGTTGACTCCTATGCAATGGTACAAAATATCTCCACAATCAGCAAATTAAGAGTTCTTAAACCAATAAACAAGTATGATCCCATTTTAAAAATTAGAGTTTCAGATGAAATCATGACAATACTTGATAATAAATTAATAGAATTATTTACAAAGTAAATCTTTTGACTTTAGAGTTATGAGATGTTAATATACTTATGAACAACGGCCTTAGCGCCATTGATTATTACACAACGGCCTTAGCGCCATGTAGAAAGTCACTGATTTATTTCAGTGGCTTTTCTTTATTATCAAATCTTTGTGTGAATGTCAAATCTATGGCTGCTTAATTAATGCTGAAGAAGAGATTTTGAACGCAATTTCAAATTTTTAGGGCCTAATTAAGATATAATACAACATAAAATCATTAAATCCCCTTTATATAAAAGGGGATTTTGCTTAGTTAGTAAATTTTTCGTAGATGTATGCCTTGTTTATGCATATGATTTATACTTTATATAAAGGTATGTGTTTCATATAAAATATTACTTTTTAATACTTTTAAAAAATAATAAGTCAAATTCAAGTCATAAAAAAGAACCTACGCATTACACGTAGGCTTCATTATATTTACGCAATTTCTGTTAACGGTGTTGGGTCAACCCAAACGCCACCAATCTTGACAATATTCTTTTGAACATTCACTGCATCGACTCTGATTCTAGATACATAGACTACTGCATTTGTGGTATGCAATACATTGTCATTATATCCGTCTGAATTAGGTACTTTGTCTACCATACGAATTGGAAACCAACCACCCAGTTTTGATAGATAGCAACATAAATCATCGCCAATTTTCTTCAAGCCTTGATTTCCGATTTTCATATGTACAGAAGTAACATAGCTACCTTCATGTAAAATTTGATCGATAGCTTCACTACTTGATTGCGTCGTTCCTACTGGTGTATGAGGGTCTGTATCGATACCTGCATCATTTGTCCATCCAATAGCTACTCCATTACGATCAACACGATATGGATATTTAGAGCCTTTAATAACTCTACCAATTGAACCGTTCCAATCTCCTTTTAAGATTTTAGAAGTTCCGTAGCAGTTAACGCTTAATGTATTTGTGCAGATAGGTGTACCGACTGAATACTTTTCACCACTTGGAGTGTTTGGAGTACTTGGAGCGCTTGGTGCTACAGTTTGACCATCCAATCTAGCATTTACTTCTTTTGCTAATTGATTCATCTTAGAATGTAAATAAGGACCAGGACAAGATGTTGCTGCGAACATTCTATGTTCTGTCAAACTTCCAGTTGAATCACCAGTGTAGTTTAATCTGAATCCATATCGTTTACATACATCCACGCATAGATTTACTAATGCATTCCATGCTTTTGGTGAGATTGTCCACGTATCTGTATTATCATTAGCAATTTCAATTGTAATTGATTGGCAATCGTTGTAGTAGTTTGATGATGTCCACGCTCTATTTTCTTCGTCGACATTCGCTACAATCGTACCATCTGAACCAATACAATAGTTTGCACTAGCCATTCTTCCGCTTACTTGGAATGACTGAGCACATCGTTCTGCAGTCCATTCGCAAGCCATATGATGAGGTGTGATTTTACAAATCTTATATCCTCCACGACCACGCATATAGTTATCTGCACTTGCAGGAATATATTTATTAGTTAAGCTTGAGTAAGACATTCATCTTCACCTTCTTCTTTTCCATTTGATAGCTCTGATTGAGCTTCTTCTGATAATTCTTCAAATTGTACTTCTTTTTCTTCCATAAATTTTGCCTCCTAATTTTTTTCGACTAAAAAGTCTTGAATTTCCTTTCGCGTAGCCTTCAGGCTTTCTTTATCATCTTCAGATAACATTCCGTCAAGAATGGCCATGTTCGCTTTTAACATCAGATCGCCCCGCTCTTTATCAGCCTCAAGCCTTTGCTCGTGTTCAGACAAAAGTTGAGAATGCTTATTTAGTTCTGCTTTGATACCTTCCTGAGCAATCAATAATGTTTCGATTGACTTGATTCGTTCATTATCGCGTTTCAACCATTCTTCATGCCTTCTAACTGTTTCTTTTAAGTCGTCATTCGGCTTTTTAAAATCTTTGTAAACCTTCCAAGCGCCACCGATAGTGATGACTGCTCCGCATACCAATAAGAATTGGCGGACTGCAATTATAATTTCATCCATTGCAGACCACCGAATTAATTTTCTTTCGTTGTTTCAACTTCTGGTAAGCCGGCCAAAGATGTCAAAAGCGATAAGATTCCTGCCAAAGCAGTGCTTGATACCACAACTTTAATATCCACCTGTTCCATCAATTGTGATGTTCCAATCATCGCGATTGCAGTTTGACACATTGTTTTTAAGCAGCGTGTGCAAGCTGCATTCCACCACTTAACATTTTTTAATTGTTCCATATCTCTATCTCTCCTTACTAACTCCATAATTATCCACAATGTGCCAGTCATCACATGCACAATTGCTGATTGTATACACGATATCATCTGAATCTGTTAATTTGAAATCAACACCATCTTTTGTGTGGATCATGATGATTCCATCTACGATATGCCAATATCCAGTCCAATGACTACGTGCCACCTTGTGGCCACGTGTCATAGATATAAATGCAGATGCAAAATTCATATACAGTTACCTCCTAGATCAACTCAACATTTTCAATCTTTGTACGAATAACAAGGATGTCCATATATCTTTTCATGGCATCTAATTGAAGATCATAGATTTCTCTTGGACAAGTCGGTTTGAAATTCAACTTTCCTTCATCCCATTTTTCGCACATAGCTTTCAATTTGTCGTGACGAATCTTTACTTGAAAATACTCGCCTTTGAATCTGTCTTTGTAATCTGCAGAGTTCATCAACTCTACTGTTTCATTTAACTCCATAACTTTCCTCCTATAATTTAGTTACATTTAACATCACATAGCCTTCTTTGAATCCATCGTTAGTAGTGATGCTGCGAATCTGTGTCATTCTAAATAAACCAGTATCCATTTCTTTTCCTTCGTCTAACGATACTTGTTTAAATAACACATAATCTTGTTCATTGATTTGCTCATCAGTCAAATCAAGAATAATAAAATCGTGTTCTTGGAAAAAATTCCATAATTTAGTATTTAAATTGATTTCATGTGTTTTAACCATTTAAAAGCCTCCTATTAATATAAAAAAAGCGAGGTAAACAAAAATGCTATATTCTGACAAATTACATTCTTGGTTAAAAGAAAAGAAAATCTATCTAAAATACAGCACTTACACAAATTATTGTAATGTGATTCATAATCACATACTGCCATCACTTGGCAGTTATCAAATCGAGGAACTGAACAATGATATTCTTCAGGAAATGATTCTTCAAAAACTTGAAAATGGTCGTAAAGATGGAAAAGGTGGCATTTCTTTTAAATATGCCAAAGACATTATTCAAATTCTGAAGTTCACACTTCCATTTAAAATCGATATTCAACTTCCATACCATCCTCCTACGGCGGTAGAAATTTTTGAAAAAGAAAATCAAATCTCATTGATTAATCACCTCCAATCTGAGATTAATTACAAAAACTTTGGAATCCTGTTATGCATCCACACTGGAATACGCATAGGTGAACTATGCGCTTTGAAATGGTCTGATATAAATGTACAGACCAAACTTTTAAAAATTGACAAAACCATGATTCGCACATATACAAAAGAAGATGGTAGTCACTTGTATGTGACACCACCTAAATCACGTTCTAGCACTCGTATGATTCCCTTGAACACATGGATAATGCATTATGCAATCCTTCTACAAGGTGATGCAGATAACTATGTATTAACAAATCGAGATAAACCAATAGAGCCTAATAAATACAGGCTTTACTACAATAGAGTTTTAAAAGTGCTTGACCTACCACATCTCAAATTCCATGCACTCAGACACACATTCGCAACAAGATGTATTGAATGTGGTTGTGATTATAAATCACTGAGCGAATTGTTAGGACACTCCAACGTATCAATCACAATGAACATCTACGTTCATCCACAAATGGAATTGAAGCGTAAATGCGTTGAACTCTTGTGTGACTACTACAAGTAAATGTATGTCATTTACTACTGATTCTATTGGTGGAGAATATAAACATAAACTTCAAGAAATTGAAATGCCAAAACATCATCATGGCGAACGTATATTGGTTAAAGGATATTCTGAATGGGATTCAATGACCACAAGTGATTATGGAATTATAATTGACTATTCAACGAAAAACTATGTCGTTCCAAAAACACACGTAAATGCAGCTGATGTGACCACGTTTTGCTATACTGGGTTTGCAGGAGATAACGTTCATCATAATAATATCCAACCTTATATTGTGACTTATTTTTGGCGAAGAACGAAGTAATGTTTATGTATGTCTTTTACATCTGGAAAGTTGTATGGCGAATACAAACACAAACTAACAATACAAGAAATACCTAGTCATGCACACAAATTTAATGACTGCGCTTGGATTGATGGAAAAGGAAATATTCAATCCGCATCAAACAACTCCTGGTTTAACGGTGGATTTATGAGCGATACAACAAGCGCAGGAGGGGATAAAGCTCATAATAATTTACAACCATCATTTGTCGTTTTCTTTTGGAGACGAACTGCATAAGTATGTCCTTTACTTCTTCCGGAACTGGAGGAGAATTCAAACATCAATTAAATTATTACGAAATGCCAAGCCATGTGCATAATGAGTATGCAATGGTTGAAGGATACACTGGATGGGATACTTTTACGCCATTACCATATTCAATGTTGTTTAGATTTGGCGGAGGCGACTATCGAGAAAACGTATCTCAATACCACGCAGCTAGAGTTTCATTAAACACATTCACTTCAAGCGAAGGAGGAAGTCAAAGTCACAATAACATTCAGCCTTATATCGTAGTTTATTTCTGGAGAAGGACAAAGTAATCACTTGATTCTTTTCCAGAAGAATACTGTTGTATATGGTTGAATGACATTATGCGCTTCGTTATTGCCAACATATGAGCCATATCTATTTTTATCGTAATCATGAATAAATGGAGTAAATGTTCCTGATCGATTATTGTCTCCTAAATAAGTCATGTTATAGAATCCTGTATTACCGCCATATGCAGTAATAATATCCCAATCATGTGGACGGTGAGCGTGTGATGGCATTTCGTTCAAAGATAGTAAATGCTTATATTCGCCACCCACTTGATTGGCAGTAAAGGACATACCTTGAATAACGATTATATGTATGTCATTTACTGCTGGATGGATTGGCGGTAACTACTTTCATAAACTTACGCGTGAAGAGCTACCGAGCCATACGCATTGGATCTTAGACCAACAAACTGATGTAACAACTGCATTATATGGTAATTCATATAGTGATGTGCCTTTTACGAGAGCCACTGAACGTACTAATAGAACTAATTATTATTGGTACGGTCAAACATGGCGAACAGGCGGAAACAAACCACACGATAATGTACAACCTTACGTGGTAACTTACTTTTGGAGACGTATCAAGTAGCTATTTTACCCTTCGCCAAAAGAAAACAACTAAATATGGTTGCACGTTATTGTGTGGAATATTGTTACCAGAACCATTTGTATGAATACTATTTACATTGTGACTTTGACCATCAGAATGATGCGAACCATTAATGGTCATAAATTCCCACGGAGTAGTTGTTAAAACGCCAGACGTACCCCATATACCAACTTCGTGTGCGTGAGCAGGCATTTCAGAATATGATAACGTATGATAGTATTCTCCACCTTCAGAATTGGATGTAAAGGACATACTTGTACTACCATCGTTTCCAGTACCTTCACCAACCAAAGTTCGACCTTGGCCAAACTGTACCCATGTCCCGCCTAGGAATGTTCCAGGGTTCTTTTTATCATAAGTGATGTATACTGCACCAACCGGAAATATCTTATTTAAGAACATAGGCGCTACAATATCACCTAATACTGTTAATGTGTCTTTTTGATTACTATCTTGGCCGAAGAAAGTTAATGATCTTCCATCTTTACCAAAGTTAATTAAGGAATAAGTAGGAGTTACAGTAAATATCTGCCATGAATAATCATTCATGAACTTATCCTTAACACCGAACGCAACCTCATAAGAGCTTGTTGCAGATGTAAATAAATTACCTGCTTTATAGTCTTGCTCAAGCGCATAGTTGTTGTCCCATGAATTTATTTTAGTCCAACTAGTAGCACCACTCGCTCTATATTGGATATAGAATGATGTTACATTCTTATTGCTTAAACTAGTAAATCCAACTTTGAAGTGTAATAAAGCATATGTACCACTTGCCTCATCAACTACATAACTTGAGTTAGTACGTTTTGCAGTTACATTAGTCAAACTTGGCGAGCTATATGCCGACACAGTAACTGAACCGCTCTTAGATGCGGTACGACCACGTGAATCTGTAACTGTGATTGTGTACGACAACTTGCCACTTCCCTGTACAGTACCTGTAGTAAATGAACTATCATTGTATGTTTGTCCTTCAAATTTAGTTGATACAGATGTAACAGTTGAGCCTTGACTACCACTTGTAGCAATTGAGAACTTTAATCTTGATTGACTTTGAACATGTTGACCTATTCCTACGCAGATTGAATTTATATCAGATATCGAGACCGTTCCAACGCTAGGAACGACTCCACTTCTTACTTTAATTGTTGCATTTACTGATTTTGAGCCAACCGAAGTTGAACCACTGAATGTTTCTAATGTAAATGTAGCAATTCCGCTTGTCGAATTAGGTAAGTCCTTTTCCCATGCGGTAGGAATCGTATAAGAAAAAGTGGGTGTTAATGTCCCACTTATCGTTGTTAATTCACTTGTTTTACCATTCCATGTTGCGTAGATTTTATGTGTAAAGTTTTTTGAAGCACTCGAGCCATTAATATTTATAGTTTTACCACATTCAATGCTAGGGCTATCAATAGATATGCTTGATGCTCTTGGAATAGTTGTCAATTTAACAGTACCACTGCAAGAACCAGTAATAGGTGCATAATATCCAGAGTTACTTCCACTGAAAGATGCGCTTGCTGAAATTGTTTTTGAACCATCTGCATCATGTGAAATAGTTACCGTTCCACTTTTTACACCAACAAGAGTTCCAGCTGGAACATTAGGTGTAAAGCTTTGATCTAACACTTGAGTACCATTCACGGATACTTTAAATGTTTCTGGAATTCCATTGTGTGTATGGTACTGCGTATTAGATCGAATACCAACCCACCACTCTACATATGATGTGTTGTTTTCAACAGAATAAGATATTTCATTGATTCGTAATATTAACGAGTATTTATCCCACTGACCACTACCAATTTGTATTCCACCACTAAATTCTGCCATTTAATCACCCTACTTTCTTGAAGTCTAGCGAGCCATTTGCTCTTGGCACGAATCCAAATGCACCAACTTTCAAAGACTGTGTGAATTGTCCATCTGTGATGTACATTGTTTGATCGTTTATATAAGTAACTTTCGCACCATTCTTTTGAATCGACCATTCTTGGTTTGTAATCTTAGTTTTAAATGCACTGTCTGATTTACCTAAAGTCAACGCATCATTATCGAAAGACATATAACTGTTTACGTTATCTGCAGTTTGTTTTAAACCATCCAATCTACCATTCACACTGCTGATTTGACCATTCATTTCATTTTTAGCATCGGTCACGCTTCGATTAATTGACCACGTAAAATCGCTCTTAGTTTGGCTAAACTGAGTAGATACTTCTTCTTTATAATGATTCAAAGCCGAATTTGATACGTAAGTTTCGCTAACTTTCGCAGTAATTTCATTCGCTTTTGTCTCAATGGCAGATTGTCGTTCTGTACGTTCTTCATTGACTGCTTCCCATGAACTATCACATACAGGAGTGGTATAAACTGTTGAAGCAGGATTCTTATAAACCACTTTATACCTAGTCCATAAATATTTACCATTTGACCACGTAGGCATTGATTCAACCCATGAGCCACCGGTTTGAGTGGTTTTCGAGTCGCTCATGTAATACTGTTGTGTCATACTAGCTACACCAGTACCAGTCGCACCAGTAGGGCCTTGAGCCCCTGTTGCTCCTTTATCACCTTTCAATCCCTGAGGTCCTTGAGGACCAACATCTCCTTTTAATCCCTGTACTCCTTGCGGTCCACGTTCTCCTGTGGCACCAGTGGCTCCTCTATCTCCTTGAGCTCCTTTTATTTTGGCCCATGTATAACTTGAAACAGAATTAGAGTCGGCCTCAACAAAATCTGTATAAGTACCAATATAATCCCCTACAGTCTCTCCTGAATTAGAAGTAAATGTTTTACCACCATCATTTGAATACTTTACATGAAAATATGTAGTTTTTCCTGTAGCTCCATCTTTACCAGGAGTTCCATTAGTTCCATCTTTTACAGTTTGACTTGTTTTTGTACCATCAGGGTTATTTACAGTAATAGTTGTAGTGTTTCCACTTTTGCTAACAGACACAGTTGGTGATTTACCATCAGCGCCTTTAGGACCAGTATCTCCTTTTAGTCCTTGAGGACCCTGTGAACCTGTCTCGCCCTTAACTCCTTGTGGCCCTTGAGGTCCTGTTTGTCCGATTTCGCCTTTTTCACCTTTCGCTCCGTTCACACCCATACGAGCTACAGAATATCCAACAGTAGGAGTTCCGCTTGTATAGTTAGTTGTAGTCTTTGTCCATAAATATGAACCTTGAGCAACAGATGGAATTGTAGAAGACCATGTTCCTGTAGGTACAGTAGTGCCAGAAGTAGAAGCTTGGTATTCAACGGATGTACTTTTAACACCACGACCATCAAACTCACCACTATTAGCTCTATCAGTTAGACTATTGGCTTTATTTAATGCACTTGATGCATTACTGTTTGCAGTATTTGCCACTCCTTTAATTTCTGTAACAGATGTAGCTTGTAATTTAATAGCTTTTGAATTCTGTTCAATTGCAGTTGTGTTAGAAGTAACTTTGTTTGTTAGTTCTGCAAGGTCTTTCTGAGCTTGTTCTGCTTTAGCTTTTGCATCATCCGCCACTCCTTGAGCCGTCTTTGCATTATTGATTGCCGTAGTTGCGTTGCTTTGAGCCTTAGTTGCATCAGACTGAGCTTTCTGTACTGCAGATTCTGCGTTTGTTAAACGTGTTTGAGCTTTTGTAATTTCACTCTCAGTCGCATCAACACGACCTGTGACTGTTTCTAAATTAGCTTTTGCATCTGCCAATTCTTTATTAGCATTGTCTAAGTTAGTTTGAGCACTATCTGCTTTTTTCTTCGCTTGGTCTGCTAGAGTTTGAGCGCTCTGAGCATTACCTAAAGCTTTATCTGCTTGAGTTTGAGCATCCGTTGCTTTCTTTGTTGCATCAATAATATCTTTCTGAGCTTTAGTTGTATCAGATTGCAACTTTTCAATTGAACTTGCTTGAGTTGTGATTGAATCGGCATTTTGTTTAATCTTGGTATTTAAACTACCTTCAATGCTTGTTAAATCACTCTTAGAAGCATAAGTTTCTGATACAGTAGTCGACAATTCACCAACTTTCTTTTCAATTTCTGTTGTAACATCTGCATGAATTGTTTTTGATTCCGTAGTTAAATCAACTTTTGTAGCGTATGTTTCTTTAACTGTATTGATTTCATTTGCATTTGCATTTGCTTTATCAACCGCATCTTGAATTTGTTGCTTTGAATCAGTGATATCGCCTTTAATCGCATCAATCTGTTTCTGAGCGTTACCAGTACTAGTATTGGCATCTTGTGCTAGTTGCTTAGCTTCACTTGATTGAGCATTTGCAGTTGTAGCTAATTCATTCGCTTTACTTGCAGCCGTTTGAGCTTGTGTTGCTTTTTCAACTGCTTCTTTTGATTGCACATTTGCTTGAGACACTTGAGTGTGAATCTCACCGATTTGCGCATCAATCTCATTCCAGGTATTATCAAATATAGCTTTCGTATACTTGATTTCACTAGGATTAGCATACGTACATTTCCAACGTTTCCAAAGGAATTTATCTGATTGATAAACCACATTACCAACGAACCATTCGCCACCAATTAATTCGGTTTGTGATGTTGAATAATAGAATTGTTCTTCGGCACTCACAAATGACTGACCATCTTCCCCTTTAATTGCACTCCATCGGTATTTGGTTGGGTCATCACTGCCATATTGCTTTGAGTCAGAATACTGACCAATAAATTTACGATTTGAGTCTGTCAAACTGAAATCAACACGACCATCTGAACTGTTGGCATAGGCAATATGCACATATGCACTTGTTCCATTCTGACCATCTTGTAGTCGCATTACAGTGACTTCTGCGCTTGCTTTAAGTATTTCACCACTCATTGCTTTAAATCGATATACGGCCTTTTCTGTGAAATCTGAAGCGTTGACTGTGATTGTTTGGCTAGTTGATAATTGCACATCATCTTTATACCAAATGATTGAATACTTAGATGTAATATCAACACCATCATTTTTAACTAATGCAGTCAATTTAGTTGAATCTGAATCATTTTTAAAAAGAACCCCATTTGAAGATACAATCGAGCCTTCATAAACTTTTTTTAACTCAATCATCTTGTTCATTTCTGAAATAAGAGCCGAACTAATCTGTGATTGTTTTTCTTCAAAGTTATCAAAAATTGTCTTGCACTTTTCTGTATCTGTAAAACAAATCTCTTGTTCCGTTATTCGTGCTTCTAAATATAAAGTAGGACTATACTCCGCATCTTCGATGGTAAATGTATCGCCAATATCAGCATCAATATATGCATCTACATCGTATGTAACTTTAGGAACACAATTCTTTTTCAATTGAGCTAGTGCTTGACCATATAAGGTTTCTACACTGTCTGTTTCATAAGACCACACTAGCACTGCATACATATCGTTTGAATGATTTGTTAATAACGTACTAGGAAATCTATCTCTAGATTGAGGTGCAAGTATATTGTTACCTTGAACTTTATACAAAACGTTTCCATTTGAATCTTTTACAACACGGCCACTAATCGAGTTAAGTTGTAACCCATTATTACCCGTAGGTCTGATACCTGTATACAACTCTGTAATATCACTTGTTTTAGTGATTCCGTAAACATCATTAGGATATCTTAAGATCGTACTGCGTTTATCTGTTCCCATACCTTGAACTGAATCTGAATGAGCACGATAAATATTCAACACAACATTCTTCAACGAGTAATCATCATTTAATTGAGTAATAAACTCTAGCTCTGCATCAAATACATTTGCGATTGAATACAATCTTGCAAGCACTGTATCACTGCCAGTCCATTCGTGACTAATCTTCTTATTAGATACTTCATTTCGGCCAATTGTGAATGATTGCTCAAATCCATACGCACTAACATATTCTGCAAATGACATCGCTCTAGGCGCTTTATATGCATCTACATATTCATTCGTTAATTCAAGGCAAAGACCATAGGCGGTAACGTTTGTCGTGTTACCACCTTTTTCTACGTTCATGATCGTTAAATAATAGCCTTTGTTCTTTCTTGTAAAGCTCAGTTTATTTCCTTCAACTAAAAAGGCTGCATCATCATGTGCAGTCAATGTTGTAAATTCAAATGTATATGCCGAGCCTTTCAAGTATGTATGCAAGGTTTCATCAAAGTAATGCATTGCGCTAGGTACTGTATTGTCTAAAAAAGCTAGAACCTTGTCGTATGGAGTCAATACTGCTATTCTGATTTGTTCCATTATAACCATGCCTCCCTTATTCTAGCTTTCACTGTCGGCTTCGATTTTGACCAACTAGAGCACGTAGTCTTTATTTCTGTAGTTCCTACTGGTGCTTTAAAATACTTAGTTCCTAAAACCTCATCTTGAGGTCTAGACATTCCGTTTACATAAACGTGTGATGACTTACCATCAATTGTAATTTTCGTACCATTAGGATATCTATTAGGAATATCTCTCCATTTTTATACATTATTTTTTGTAAAATTGATTACATCAAATCCCATCATTGACATCAGTTGATTACCGCCTCTATCACCCCATTGCTTGAACGCAATCTGAATTTTAGCGCACTTCATATTTGCAATTTCTGGAATGTAATAATTGTAATATCCCCCCCAGTAGAAGAATCGGATGTTTCCGCCTTCTTTTAACACATCGCAATGTCCCCAACTCCAATACCAAGGATTTTGTGTGTGTAAATGTGAAGTTGTATATGAGAAGTTTCTAAGCATTTTGCCGTTTGCCCAAAACTCATAATGTCCTGTATTGCCTACTGTATCTGTCTTGTACCAGTTACAACCACATATCAATTTATTGTCTGCAGTTAAGAAGTTGATACACATTTCTCCTGTTTGCCCCATTAGACCTGCATAAAACAACAAATGAAAATAACAATAGAAGTTCTGAGCACCACTTGCATCTCCATTTGAATCTGCAGGTATTACCAAGGTTCTTAATCCACCACTCGCAGACCCTTTTTTTGCTCCAACAGTGCCAAATCCAATAAACTTTTGATTAAACCAAGTGTGTTCGGCTAATGTACCGTTCGAACCGTACTGAGGATGCATTACATCCGTTCCACCAGTGTCATCTGCACAATTGTAAAAGTTGTTGATGCTAACTAAATGTTCGCTTTGTTGATATGTTTCTGAATCAAGCTCCTCAATTTTTCCATATTGCATTACTCCTTCAGTTGACATGATACCAATATATCCGGTTTCAGATGTTGCTTGAATTTCATAATCGATACTTACAGGCACTGTACCTTCATTTACGATGTTCAAAACTCCATCAGTAGCAGTAAATTCTTTTTCTGTGGATGAATATTTCCTAGGATCTGAGCAATAGATTTCGATTTCACCGATCACGTTATTACTTCCGCCATCAACTTGTGTGTTAGATGTCTTAGTTCCAATGAAATACTTGTCGCTTTCATCATTAAAAATGACCTTTACTTGCTCGCCACTCAACAATTTATTCATCTTGTTGTAAGCTTCTCGAAATTCTCTGCTTCCTCTAGCTCTCAACTGGTACTTAACAGTAATCGTTCTTGCAGGACTTGTTTTATATCTGTAATAAGAACCATCCATTCCATCAATTTCAGTATGTTTTACTTCTGATTCCATCAACTCACGTCCTGTTACAGAAAGTGTACGATATCCATCTATTTCATTTTCTAAATATACGCCATTATATGACATGGCTTCTGTCGGTAGGTTAGTACCGACGATACCACTATTTACTGTATTTACGAATGCATACATTATCTGTTACCTCGCAATCTCTCGTTAAGCTTTGAGTTTCTGTTAATCTCATTCTGATTTGCTCTATATGTTGCACGTGCAAATTCACGATCATTAATGTAAAGTGGTGTTTCAACCGTTAATTGAGCGTTGCTAGTGTAATCGTATTCTGCATTCATATCACTCACAACACCTCCAAAAGCCATTTTAGGAGCGCTCATTAGTGGAAGGTATAATAACTTCTCTGCAGCCTTTTTAACCTGAGGAACCATTCCTAAAATACCATTGCGATATCCTTTACCCCACCACATACCATCTTTATCTGCAATTTTAGATGGTGAGCCAATCTTAGCTTTTGCACGAATTGCGGCATCTGCAGCTGCTGCTAAACTAGCGGCCGCAGCTCTAACAGAACCTTCACTAGCTCTTAAACCATTCGCCAATCCTTGACCAATCATCTGACCACAATATTGTGCTTTTGACTGACACGCATTGAATGCACTGATAATGTTATTGCATGAAGATCGTGCTATTGACACACTTTTTGATAAGCTTCCTTTAAGTCCTGATGTAAACTTAGTACCCATTGCAGTTCCTGAAGTTGAAGCCCTAGCTTCTGCTGCAGACATTGCACTGATAATGTTATTGCATGAGTTTGTCACTGTAGCTGACGTACTGGCAAATGTAGTACCTACCATACCAATAGCAGTTACAAGGACCATCATCTGAGTACCAGCACTTCCTATGCCTACAGAAGCTGCAGATATAGCTCCTATACCGGTTGCTACTGCAGCTAAGCTAGCTCCCATATCAAACAAATTTAAACCAGTAATAATCTGAATACCTTTAGCTAATTCTTTAAATCCTTTACCAGCATTTAATGCCGATTGACCAATAGATTCAATCACTCCTGATACTGAGTTTAAGATTCCACTTACTGTTTCACCGAATGATGTAATTACACCACTGATACCTTCAAACACTTCTTTGATAACGGGTCCAAACGCAGATACAACATCTGCAACTCCCTGAAGAACCATTTGCAAGCCTTCACCTTGCGATCCAACCAATGCCATTGCAGCACCAGTTGCTAGAATAGCCGCTGCCAACGCAAGCCATGTTGTAGGTGGTACTAATGCAATTGCAGTTCCTAAACCTGTAAATGCAGTTGCTAATCCTTGTCCAATACCTTGTGCTACCGTACTGATTGCAGTACCAAGCGATTCAATGACTGTTCCGACTCCTTCCAAAGCTGATTTAATGCCTTGTCCGATACCTTGAAAAGCAGTACTAATAGCTTCTCCTAGACCTGTTATAATTCCTTTTACACCTTCACATACCGAAGCAATAACATTTGAAATTCCTTCAAATGCAGAATTAATAATCTGTGCAGCTTTAGATGTTTTCTGAGCAGTTCGCATTGCTGCATCACCAATACCGTCGCTTGGAGTACCATTTTGTGGTAATTGTCCAGGTATTTCTTGAGTTGGTTTTTCTCCTAATCCTCTGATTTTGTCAATAATCGATTTTAACTTTGAATATCCACCTTTAGCCGTGCCAACGACACCACTAATCATACTAGATACTTTGCTACCGACTTTGATCGCAACAAATGCTCCTGCCAATAATTTGACTGCACTTGCAAATCTCTTAACATCTTCCGTTTTAAGATTTGCTATGAAATCTGCAATTTTGCCAGTTACATCTTCTACTTTTGCAATGATATTTCCAATGTCTTGTCCTAACTGCTCAAAGACTTTACTGTCTTGCAACTTATCCATTACATTTCCAATAGCATCTTTAACTTTGTCGAACAATGTAATAGCGTTTTGTACTGCATCTGTCTTCATAAATCCATCATAGAATTGTTGGACCATAGCTTTAGCATTGTTTGCTCTATCTGCAAGCCAATCCATAGCTTTTGATACATTCTCCAAGACTCCAGGCTTAAAGTCCCATGTCAAACCATCATCCTTGGATTCCATGATTGAATTTCTAAAGTCATAGATTTTAGATTTGATCTTTTCTAGATTATCAACTAATCCACCCATGGCTTTTGACTTCAACATGTTATTCATTGCAGACAAGAACCCTTGTTCTAAGTTTTGTACTGCACTCTTGATGTTAGTCATAGAAGTTTTAATACCTTTAGATGCTTCTAATGCAGTTTCTGCAAAGCCACCTGTTTCTGTATCACATTCAATCATTGCATCATTAAACTGATCAAATGTAATCGTTCCATTCTGCAATGCATCATACAATTCATTTGCATTACCGCTTGTAATACCTAGTTTCTTTGCAACTTTAGTTAATGCTGGTGCCATTGTTTCTTGTAAGGTTCTCCATGATTGCATATCAACTGTACCTTTAGCAAGCATCTGTGAATACTGTTGTAAACCACGTGATGCATCTTCTGAGCTTGAACCGCTCGCTAAAAACGCATGATTTAATGCAATTGTAGTATCAGTTGCCTTATCGATATTACTTGTAACGGCAGCCAACGACTTAGATGTTGTTACAACATCTGCCAAGTTTGTAGGTAAGCCTTGTACTGACTGATTTAACTTTGCAACACTCTTTTGAGACTGTTCAATTGAAAACCCCAAAGACTTCATAACTTTTGGATAGGATTGCATGGTATCAAATCTATTAATAGCACCATCAAAGGATGAGCTAAGAACGTTCATCGTTGCACCAATAGCTTTAGTTATGCCGACACCTGCAACGATAGATTTAACTCTATCACCAAACGACTGACACGCTCCTATAGCTTTGTTCATGGTTGAGGTCATATTCTTATCGGTTGCCGTTAGTATGGCTTCAACACTAAAACTTTCTGCCATTGTTATCCCTCCTTTTTATTTATGAACTCTGCCAACTTATCAAACTTGCTTTGTTTCTTTATTCCCATGACACGATCCAACTCTTTCTGATAGTCAAAGAACTTGCTAAATTTCGTGTATACCATTCTCTGTTTCTTGCCAACTTGCTTTTTAGCCTGTGCAGTCATATTTAGGTACGCTTGCAAATGCAGATAATACTGATCATCCACCATTTGTAGCTCTTTGGCCTTCATTAAAAGACGATATTCGTAAGGGGTAAGATTATTTACCTGATCCAAACTTTTGAAGTCTAGATATCTAAAACAAGTCAAAGCGACACGCTCATACATTTCATCAAATGTTTCGTCTATTTCTTCTCTTCTTTCTCTTCTTTCTGCATGCTCGTCATCAGTGATTTCACTTCTTTCTTGCACGCATTCGCTTGAGATAAAAAATTGATTACGTCCTCAAAAACTTTGTCGATATCTTCTACATCTTCTAAATATCTTTCAATGTATGCTTTATTTAAACGTGGTGTTTGCCCAATATTCATACAGAAGATACAATCGACTAATGCATCAATATCTCCATCCATGATGCTTGCGACCATAAACTTCAAACCTACTTCTTTTTTGTTTTTAGTGTTTGGTACATCTACAGTCACTCTTTTATTGACTTCATGTAAAAATCCAAACCCTGCTACTAGTTGATATGTTTCACCATTTACTTCAATTTCCATGTTTTTACTCATTTAAAGTCCTCACTTTCTAAATACAAATATAAAAGGGGCAATCTCTGCCCCTCATGCGTTTATTACGCTTCCTTAGTTACATCCTTGTAAACGTAAGATGCTACTTCCTGTTGCTCTTTTGTGACTGTTGCATATCCATCTGCACCATTTCCATTTGCTCCGAATGTTAAATCAACTTCAACAACTCCTTCTGCTTCTGATGAAATTGAGCATTCAGTCAAATATCCTTGGTAGTATTTAGATTTAAACTTGCCGACATTTGTTTCAGTTCCTTCTTCTGCTAGGTTTACTTCCCAACATTCAACTAACTTATCTGCCAACATAGCTTTCTCTAATTTGTCGATAATCGCATCACCTTTTGCCAAAACAGATGTTGATGTAATTTCAATTTCTGCCACTGATGGTGTACGAATAGTTCCGTCTTTTGTAGCAGTTGTATCTGCATCTTTTGTTACGTTTCGTTCGTTTTCTGTTGGGAATGCAATTGCACTAGCATCTTCTTTTTTTGAATCTTCTGCAACTCTGAAAAGATAGATCAACTGTTTACCTGCAACTGATTCTTTCATTGCTTCTGCGAACATTTGTAAATCAAATTTCATTATTTTATTCCTCCTGTAATTCTAAAATCCAACTCTAGAACACCATGCATCAATGGTGCTCCTGTACTTGAATCCGATAATATCCGTTGGTTGATATTTTGGATCATAAAAGCAAAGTTGTTTGTGTGGTTGATTTGTCTAGCCACTTTCTTAATGGTTTGCATAATTTCAGACAATTCTCCACGTTTCCTAGGATTGTTGTGCCAAACATCCACAACTTGCGTGATAGTGCCTAAAATCATTGTTTTATTCCCATAATCGTCCACTAGTTGACTTGAACCAATGTATACATATGGATATGGTGTCCCTTCACTTGGAAGAAATGTGTCATATACATTAACACCTTTACTTTTTAACGCTTTTTCTAATTGCACTTTTAGTGCAATGAATAACTCTTGTTGTGAATCCATTGCATCACCTACTTAACTAGTTTTTTCATGTCTGACTTGAATATTGGTACTTGTTGTTTAAACGCAGGCCTAACAAAAGGTTGTGCATCCATAAAACGTGTTCCAAATTCAACATAAGGTGCATAATGTGTTGATGGTCCTTCTGCATATGTGAATCCGCCATCACGAGTTTCACCTCTGATGCTTCTTTTGGTTGCTCCTGTTGAATACCCTTTTGTAAATACTGCATTTTTAACAGTTTTATTTTGCATATCCATTCCATTCTTCAAAACTACTGTTTTCACATCTTCCAAAGAACAATTCTTTTTGAGCTTCTTCTGCAGTTTATCTAATCCTCTTATTTCAACTTTTGCCATTTATTGCACCTCAGACAGAATAAAAGACTCCTTTGTTCGGAGTCTTCGTGAGTAATCAACTTTGTATCTCTTTGCACCGATTCGAATATAATCAAAAGACTTTTGATAGATATTCTGAATATGACAAGTAAGGCTTCCTTGTTTGATTTGTCCGTATACCTGCATCATAGTTTGTGTTTTTGTATCCATTATGGAAGCCATTGCCATTTCTTCTACAATCAAATCATCTTCATAGTTGCCTGTGTTCTCATTATAAGAACCTTGCACAAATCTTTGAAAGTAGATAGGTTTATCGTACCTCATAAGAATCGTACCTTCCCTTTATTTTGATTGGCTTGCTCATCTCTCCAAGATTGAATCTCAGAAGAGAAAGAAGAGAAGTCATCGTCGTTAAATGACATTGACTCCCCTTCAACTGAATGCGTTTGAACGCCTTCAGAACCAATCCTGTTAAAGCGTTTGATAGACACTTCTGTAATGATATATTCGAGCTCATCCGGTATGGTTTTGACGCTTAGAAGCGCTTTAAGTCGACCTTCCGTAAGTCTTACAATGGTCTCTAGCTTTTCATCATCAGTTTGCAAACCAAGAAGCAGTTTTACATCATTTAATACGGTTGTTGTCGACATCTTCAATCACCTATGCCTTTAAATCAACAACTACATCGCCTTTTGATACTGCTTTGTAGTTTTTGTCACATTCTACGATTGTGCAGTGATTAGATGCTGCTGCTTTAATATCTGCTCCTTCTTCGAAGTTCTTCCAAGATTTTACATCTGTACCATATTCCACTGCTTCTTCAGAAGCTCCTACCTTGAATTTGAATTTGTTATTCATAGATTGCAACTGTTCGTCAACTGCTACTTTTGTAGTTCCTGTTTCTTCGCCTTTAGAAGCCGTTAATGTTAAATTACGCAATGTCTGAGTATCAGAACCACCTACTGCAAAGTGTGCAATTGCATCTTGGTATTCACACATTAAACGTAATCCCATGATAGCGAACATATCAGAAATAGCACGATCATAGTTCCCTTCTACATGGAATCCTAAGAAGCCAGTAGTACTGTCAGTAGTATATGAAAGTCCTGCTTTAACAAATTCAGAATCGCTTGGATCTACATAATATGCAATGATGTTGTTCATTGGAGTAGCCACTACTGTTTTTTCTGCAACTCGGTCTGTTAAGAATACAATATCTGCTCCTAAGAAGTTCTTAATGTATGTTAAACCGAATGCAGTCTGCATAGATACATTAGCTTCTCCTAAATAGCGGTAAGCATCCAAAGTATTTACGAATACAACAATACCAGTAGTATTTCGTTTCATTTGTTGGAATTTGTGTTTAACATTACCGATTGCCATTGCGATAGCCATTTGCCAAGTCGCTTCATGTCCTACTAAGCTACCTGAATTTAATTGAGCATATAAGCGATCAGTGATGTTATCTTGCAAATCAATACGGAACTGTTCGTCAGTATCAGATACTGCAGCTTCATATCCTTTCTCTGCAATTGCTTCAATAGGAACGGCTTTACGGAATTTCTCGATTTGAATTGTATCGAACACTTTTTCTTCAACTTTGTATTCGCTTAATGGAATTGATTCGCCTTCTGCTACATGTCCGTCCTGTAATGTTCCTGTTACTTTCTTTGTTTTCAAAACAGAACCGTTTGCTTTACGAATTGGACGAATAATTCCTAATACGTCCAATAAAGCTTGGATGTTCTTTCCAAAACTAGTAACAAAATCAATTTCGTGTGCTCTAACTTGGATGTTGCCTGTTCCTGTTAATCCTTCAGGTGCTGCAAACATTTGCAAGTTCATACCTTTATAAATTTTTTTCATATGTTAGTTCTCCTTTTTCTATTTACTGGAATAAATCCATATTTTCCGCAATCATGCGTTGTCTTTCCATTGGATCAGTGATATTCATGATTGATTCACGTGTTACACCTTTGTTTGAACCTCCACGTTTAGGGCCGTTACCTTTCAGTTTTTCTTTAACTGCTTTTTCTACTTCTTGTTCAAACATCTTAACAAATGCATCAACCGCTTTCTTTGTTTTATCTGCATCTTTATTAACTAGAACAGATAAAAGGTCATCTCCAACGTTAATATCATGTTCTGCACACATTTTACGTGCTTCATTTGTCATTTCTGCGATTGCGTTTTTTGCTTTCAATTCATCTAGCTCTTTTTGCACCTTATCACGTTCTGCTTCTGCTCGTTCTTGTGCATTCATTTCTGCTAAGCGCTTAGCTTCTGCTTTTTCTTTTTCTTGATCCGCTTTCCAACGTGCAAACCTTTTGTCAAGAATCGCATTCAAATCTTCATCTGAATACTTTTTTTCAGATGATTTGTTTTTTTCTTGGTTGTCTTGTCCTTCAGTTGATTGAGCATTTTTTGTTTCTGTACCCTCGTTTTCACCTGTAGTTTCATCTGCAAAAAGTTGTAAGCAAAAAGGTAGTCTGGCATTGAATTTTTTCATATATATTTCCTCCTATTTTTCTGACTTTGCTTGTCATTTCCCATATCTTTTTAAGGCATAAATGCTTGGCCTATAACCCATACAGTTTAACGACGTGAATGCTTGGTCTTGTTTGGTAGTGTTGATATGTAGACTTTATAAGTCTTGGCTTTTCCACAAAAAATGCACCGTTGATTACGTACTTCAACGATGCACTCTAGCCATTGGTCAAAATAAACCTTTTCGACACGCTCCAAATATTTGTGATTACACATCTTTCAGTTCCACACATTCAGGATATGCTTCTTCTGTGCCTCTGCATCCAATTTTGAAGAAATTTATTGCTAGTTCTCCAGCAAGGTCCAAACCCGAGATATACAACGTCTTGCTATCTTTATCAGGCTCATAATATCTGCAAAGTGCATCGGATGTTTCGTCGATTGAATTGGCCAATGTCAAATATAGTACTGAGATAGCGCTGCAGACGATATCTTTTCCTATCGGAGCGTAACGAGCATGGCCATGTACTTCAATCAGGCAATCATTTTCTGTCTGTTTAATCTTAATTTTTATCACATAGTATCACTCCCTTGCATAATAAAAGGCCACTCGTTTGAGTGACCATAATTACATCATATTTTTTTAATGCTCATCATTTAGTAAACTAAAGAGTCAATAATATTCTTTGGTAAATCAACATCGGAAAGGTTTTCTTTGCTTTTTCTGAATTTCTCTGAAATTTTATCCCAGTTTTTATATAAAACTTCTGCATTCTGCCAATCTTCCAAAAGATTTTCAAAAAAAACTTTATCGTCAGTTATTTTGCCATCTAAAACTGGTTTATTTTTCATAGTTATCAGTTCCTTTCTACACCAAAACTATAGCCTTTTTTTAGGAACTTTTCAATAGCAACATCTTTATCTTTGTGCTTTTCAAGTATATCTTTCATAACAGATTTTGCTTCTATAAAATTAAAGTTATCGAGTTTGTTGATATACCTAGTTTTTCCTTGATTTGTAACAATTGTCATTGTTTTTATAGAAGGATATGTCATAAAAACATTTATGTCATTCATAGAAAAATAAGACAGTCCAGGATGATTATGTACTAATTCCAATGTTCGTTCATCAGAAGAAACTAATAAATGGAATGTATCTGAATCACCTAAAAAGTCTACACTATCCTCTGTACCTTTTACAAAATTTGTCGGTGTCTTCTCGATGTTAGTTATTTTTCTTAGTGCTAAGACTTCATTGCTATTATTGTACTTCTTTGAATAGGATAATAATTCTTGTCTTACAAGCATCGACTCATGAGCTTCATCCTCTGTATACCCTGTTGGTCTAACATTTTTTATTTTGTTTATAGCCTGGCTTGTAATATTTACTTTGTTTCCTTTTTTGTGTTGCTCTATTTGAGTATTAAAATCAATACTTTTCCACTCGTCAAACCTTAGACTATGCTCTCCATTAGCTAATCCATTTAGCCACTGCTCATATACGTTTCTATCTGAATAAGGTGCGAGCGCACAATGACAATTTGGATGCATAGGTGGAGCATTCTCGCCTATTTCCATGTCTTTAAGTTTAAAGACCTTGCCATCCATTTCTTTACATAATGGACACACATCTTTTAAGCCACAGGCTACATATTCATACTCATCTATTCCGTTAGCTTCGTAAGATTCTGCCTGTGCTTGCGTTTGAACTCGTGCTACCTCTGTTCGCAACAATCTTTCTGCATTGCATCTTGATACATCGAATTTCTTTCGTATCTGAGGGATAAACTCTCTTGGATTCTTACCTTGAATCAATGCACTGGATAGAACACTGGATAAACTGTTTTTTAGCTGGTCTTGATTTACCCAAATTCGTTCTGAAAAGGTTGCGTTCTTAAAAGATGAATCTGCTACTGTTTTGGCCATCTTCGCATTGTCAATCACTGTATCACCTAAGATAGAAGCATTACGTTTGAGTTCTTCTAAATAGGCTCCTTCCAGTTTATCACCAGTATACGACTTCAATTCGTCATGGCCTGCCACAAGTTCTAATCCAATGTTCGCTTTTAAAAGCTCCAATCGGTTGACTTTCATTGCTAAGTTATAAAGTCTCATCTGTTCATTGGCTTCATCTGAAAAGTTCTTTTCCTTTACATACTTCTTAGCTTTTCTTTGATATGCTTGGATATCTATGTTAGAAACTCTCTTTTTGGCTTCTGCCATAGTAATGTTTTCTTTATTGGCATAGCGAGTAAAAAAGGATTCGATTTCCTTTTCAACCGAATCCATCATGTTTGCATATATTTCTTGTATCTCATCCGCATATTGCTTTTCATCTTTTAAGCGTTTCTTTTTCCATTCAAGCTCACGATCTCGCCAATATGTTTTACTGCTCATCGTTTTGTGAATCCTCATTATTTTGGAAGATTCGGTTTTCAGTTTCTACCATATCATTCTCATCTTCCTTTTTGATACGTTCCATTTCGGCATTCGTATCTTCAACTGCCGAGATAAACGACAATTGAGTTTCGTGAGACACGATTCCTGATAATTGTGCAGCAGTCTGTGCTTCTTCTAATAAGTTTGCAGGATAATTTTGTGTAAACTTGTATTCAACCTCAAGCCAGTCATTCTCAGAACGATGTGTGATCGCATTACTAAATAAGACTCGATATCTACGATTCATTCCAGACGTGAACTTTCGCTCTTTCGCTTTTGCCAGGTTTGACATAGAAAGAAGTTTATATCTCAATGCAATACCTGATGACGTTCCAAAGTTCTCATCATTGATATTGGCCACCATTGAGTTTTGGAAGATTAAACGTTCTAATCTGTTGATCAGATTTTCCTGTGTTGCATCTGCATTTGGCTTTGACATGAAATCAACTACAATTCCGTCACCACTTCCATCCATTGACTCAAAGTTAATTGTTCGATTTTCACGAATGTGTACTAAATCAGACTCTTCTAATTTTGGACCTAAGATTTTTAAATAGGCATCTGCGAAATAATCAACATCATTTGCTTTTTCTGACATTGCTTTGTTATAGGCATTAATCAAACTGTATGTTGATTCAAAAATAGACATACGTTCTTCATTCTCAATAAATTCAGTGGCCGGAATATCGTTGAATCCATGCTCTACACCATCAAACACATGAAGACCGCCTTTATCGTTGAACTCATACTTATATGTTTTGTCATAGATATATCCACGCATTACTTCATCAACAATATGATATGTTACAAAATATCTAGGTTTCTGAACTGTTGATTCATCATAAACCATGAAGCCTTCTCTTGGATCTAAATAGGTAATCCCTAGATTTCCATAATCATCATTGAAATACAATTCATATCCTTTTCCAAAAACACTACAAATCTTAGATAGTTCTGCATTGTTGTCGTCCTGATCATTGTATTTATCTAGCAAGTTGATATAATCATCAATTTCTTTTTTCTTAGATGATACTTTGATTGGAACGCCAATAAAAAAACCGTTGAATGTGTCAACAATGTATTTTGCAAAGTTGACAACCACACGGTTATCGGGTTTATAGGCTTCTTTGTTGGCTTGATGCAAGATTGGATAATCTCCAATATAGGCATCATATAGCTTTTTATATCTGTCTGTGATTAACGACTTATGACTTGTAATCAATCTATTCAACACTTCAATGTTGAGGATGTCTTTGTCGTCAGATAATTTAAATATCGTATCTGGTTTAATAATGTATGCGTTCATTAAATACCTCCTTTAAATGTCCTTACTTTAACTCGGCCAAATGCATATTTTTCAACTGCATATCGCATTGCATCCATCAAGTGGTTGAAATCATCAATTGGACGATTTATTTTGTTACCCAATCTATCTTCATCCCATGTGTAGTTTCCTATTTCAGTTATGAAATTAACACATCTAGGATGAATGATAATTTCAAAATCTTGAATATATTGAATCCCATGCATAATGGAATCCTTTCCCTTTTGCGATTTCTCAACACGAAGTCCATACCCTCTTAGCTCATCAATCGACTTAGGCTCTGCACAGTCTGCCGTGTAAGACTTCTTTTGATAATGTGAGCTTTCAATCTCCTCATAAAGCCTTTTGTTGGAAAGGCCTTTTTTATACACCTCATCCCAAACATAAAGTTTCTTATGTTCTGTATCAATAAAACCTATAAATACTGCAGCAGGGTCATTTGTATACCCGAAGTCAATACCATCTACAGAATCACAGTTAACGACTTGATCTAGTGTATATTCTTCCTCTTTCCAATTCTCATAAACCAATCCATCAACAATACCCCAATTTCCTAATCCAGCAACTTGATATCGTCTAGGATTGTTCTTCTTCATATTTTCAAACAACCTTAAATCGGCATCATCCAACCATTCATTACACTTATAATTGGTTGTGATAGCCAATATGTCAGGATCATTCTTTGCATCAAAGAAACGTTTTTTAAGCCAATGGTGTTCATTCCAAGGGTTGAATGTAATCATCCACTGTTTCCAAAGATGAGGCGGCAGCTCACCACGAATTGACTCATCTAATGTATCAAAGTCTTTTTCACTTGTTATCTCATAGGCTTCTTCAAGCCAAGCCCAACACAAATATCCATAATCAACAGTAATAGATGTTACTTTTAATGGATCATCAAGACCTCTAAAAAGAATCTTCTGCCCAGTTGGAAGATAAGTTGCTTCCAAAGGTGAATACTTGAATTCCCATAAGTTCTCAACTCCCAACCTTTTTGTGGCCCATTTTAAATCCGTAAAGCACGAATCTTTAAGCGTTCGATAAGTTTTACGAACAACAAGAGTATTCGACTGATCGTATTTCATCATGTTGTATATGATGCGCAATGCGGTTGTTTTCGATTTTTTAGAAGCACGCGATCCTTTGCATGCAACATAACGTCCTCTAAAGTTCCAATAAGACTTATATCCTCTTCCAACTATTTCAGGTAACCTGATAGTCTTAGTCTTCAAGTTCATCTTCTCCTTCGAACTTAGGAACTACGATTTCTGCTTGAACCTTATCTGTGAATAATGCATATCTTTTTCCAAGCAATTCCGCAGCTTTATTTGCATCAGAAAGCTTTGCAGGAATCTCAACGATTTGGGGAACTTCTTCTTTAACCGTTTTCTTTCTTGGTTTTCCATCTCCTGTATCAACATATTCCGAGCGCTCTTTTGTCAGTGTTACAACAACAGATTCCTTCATTTCTCGTCGCATTACTTTTGTGAGGTATTCCATGACTTCTTGAACATCTGCCACATTGTTACTGTGCGCTTTCTCAAGACACTCATCCACATATTCTCTGATATGCGGTAAAGCTAATAACCTAGATGCATGCTTTGATGCATTATCTCGGCTCTTGCAATTCTTATAAACTTCCAAATAAGCATCTACTGCGTTCATAGTTATCAAATATTTCTCACAAAAAAGCTTTTGCTTTTCAGTCAACTTAGCCATAGAATTCCTCCTTTCTTGCATAAAAAAAGCCAAGACCTCTGTCTTGACATAATTTCTTATAATATTAGTTTATCACGAAATTCTTGTCCACTAGGGGACAAAATGCATTATTCGTAACTTTTTACCTCAATAACTGTATAACTGATTGGATCTCCATTCTTTAATCTTACTCGCATTTTCGCATTCAATTTTGATACAAGTGGAAAGCTAATCTCTTTTTCCTTTACTTTTTTCAAAAAATTCTCATCCTCAATATCTGCATTGATTGTTTTTCCAAGGAATTTAAACTGCCATTTACTGTTTCCTAATAAATCAGGCTTCCGAACAATTAATACTCCTGTTGCTTCTTCTTCGGTGATATCACCATTTAGTGATTCAACATCAATAGGATTCCTAGTTCTAATTAAATCGTCTTTATCCATTTCAACGGTCTTTACTGTTTTATCATCAGTAACTGCGATGGAAAAGCCTGTCCGATCATCATCTTCTGAAATAGTTCTTGATAATTCTGATAAGCACTTTTCTATTGAGGAATCTCTTGTGTAAAGATTATATGTTCTGTTATCAATATAGGTTACATTACCAACACAAGACTTGACTATAGTATTATTCCCTTCATGAATTACTTCTGCAGGCATTTGTCCACCAAGATTTTTCTTCAGTTCAACAATACTATTAAACGATTCTAGGATAGGTGGCATCAATGGAAATAATACAGTAGCCATATCAACAATCTGCTCTATCGTTATCATAAAGCTACCCTTTTCGATATTCTTTACTTTAAATTTGCAAAAATCATTTTCGGTTAATGACGAATCAGTAATTTTACCTAAAACCGCAACAACACAGTCTAGCGACTTAGATAATGTTTCTATATCAATGTCATTTTCGCCTTTAAACCTTAATGTAAGTGTTTCTTTTTTCATGACATACCCTCTTTTAATCAACATTATTGTACCACCTCTTCTTTTAAACACTAATACCTATATGAACATTATCAACGTCAATTAAACTAATTTACCAATTTCTCTGCGGATATGTTTGTACATTCCGTTCTTTGTATAACCATATTTTTCTGCAACATCCCATGCATTCATATTCCAAAAGTATAGATCAAACAAAATATTCTGATCGCGCAAAGATAGAAGTTCTATCGCTTTACATTCATTTAAACGTCTACGATAATAGTTGATTTCTGCCACCTTTTGAGATTCTTCCTCCATCATTCCTAAAGGACTTGTATAACAGCCATGAAAGGTTGGCATAGGAGCACTGGATTTCTCCTGCTCCTTTGTCAACCTAATTGGATTATGACTAAGCCCTAACATTTTATGATTCAGAACCTCTAGTTCCTCGTTCAATTCAATAATTCGATGGCAGCAATAGTTTGCCGACTTCAAGTCATTCAACATTTGATTTACTTTTAATTTGTTCATTTTGTCCACCTACTTCTTCTTTGCGACAACTGACCCTCTGTGCCAGGACTCTTCCCCACTACGATATCTGCGTTCATTTGCTCTTTCCTGATGTAGTTTGTATTCTTTCAACCCTAGATTCTCACGCTCTAGTTTAGCAATGTAATCAATGACGTGATCCAATTTATTGTCCAGGTCAAACGATTTGTCTTTCGTTGCATTTCGAACGAAACGAAAGTAATTCAACAATGAATCACATTCATCTTTGATTTCTTTGTTGTGAATTTCATATTCAGTTAAGTTCATCACTTCGTCTCCTCGAATCCTTCGTAAGAACTAGCATACATACATTTGTATGTTCGCAAGTCCTTATTCTTTTGTTCCAGTTCATTCATCAACTGTTCATTCTGGCACTCCAGACTGTTGATCCTATCGGACACGATAACGGAATACAGCATCATCGCACCTAGCCCTCCGACAAAGAACCCGATCATAAAGTAGATCACCCAACCACCTCACAATTTCTTAAAATCTCATTGATAGCTACATTAGCAGGAACATTTTTAAAAAATCCTTGTTTCTTCAGGTCCGATAAAGCTGCATACCTGCTAATCGACTTATTGCCAGGTTCTCCTTCAAAGGCCCGTAATAAATTGAATTCCTTCCAAGTTATCTTATATAGCGGCTCCTTATTTTCTCTTCTAGGCATCATAAACCCTGCCTGTCGTATCATTTGATTACCTCACAATTGTCTAAGATTTCATGAATTGGAGTACTTGTATCAATGCCTTTAAAATGTCCTTTTCCATACATTTCAAGCAAAGTACCGTAATTTGAAATACACTGTCGCATTCCACTATTTTTATATGCATTCAATAAATCGTATTCAAATTGACTTACTTTAAACTTACAAGCTTTATATTCAACAAATCCGTATTCTTGCAGAAGCATGACAAAATTCTCTTTGTCGATAGAATTAAGTGTTGTTCTTTGGTATTTGTACTGAAGTAATTCATTCGACCTTCCATATCTCGATGCCATATATTTTAGACAACATTTGCATCTTCCTTCATACAATGTCATCACAAATGTAGATTCTGTGCCACCATTATTAAACGTGTAGTGTTTTCTATCATATTTGAAGTGAATCACATCGTTATGTTTAATTGATGTAATCTTTAGCTTATCGAGATTTTCAATAACCAACTTTTTATTCTTCATCCTCTGTATCCTCACATTCTTGTTCTAAGCTATCTAAATCGATATGTTGGCCACACTTTGGACAATACTCATAATCGTCATAATCGATTTCATATCTTGTGCCACATCGAGGACAAATCCACGTGTCATACACAAGCTCACCTTTGTAATATCCATCACCCTCGATATCAGGTGTTGTTGCTGTTTCTTTTTCAACAAGATCATATAAAGTATCAAGTAACTCGTGATAATAGTCTGCACCACGCACTTCCAATTCATAACTATGTTCAGCACCAGGAGAAGTTAGCTTTGAGTTCATGAGTGAATTCACCAATCTCATCGAGTGTGGCTAAATCAATTTGTTCCTTTGAAATTGTAGTCAAACCATATTCTTTCATGATTGCCGAATTCAGCTCATCTTGTTTTTTTAGCATTGTCTCAATCATGCGTAGTTCTGAGTCTTTCATCGTTTTTCCTCCTTGTTGTCTTTTGAAGAAATCCATTCAAGTGTTTTGAACGTTTCCTCGTTTTGTTTTTTCTGCTCTTTCAGTAAGGCTTTATGCTTTTTTAGATCCACTCCGCCAAAATATGCATCCATATTGCTTAGGCCATACATGATCTGTTCTTCTTCAGTGAATGGAAGGTTATTCTGGTCATGTCCTTCTGGATCTAGAACGAAATCATATTCATCTGGAGTTCCGCAGCCATTCTGCAGGTTGAAGTACTGGATGTGTCCATCGTCATCCAGGTACAATCTGTCGTGTTCGTTTGTTCCGACCATGTGAATGCATTTCGTGCAGTAATCTCTCACGTAGATGGCCGGCATCTTTATACAGTCAAAAATCATCATTCTCGATTTCTCCTTTAAAACTTCGCCATTCTTCATCAGAAAGGCAAGTCGTCTGATGCAATCTCAAGAGCATCAACTTCGGCTTGTTGAGTCAAACTTTGCGCATACTGCACATTTGATTGATTGTGATTGCTTGTCTGAACTCCATACGATTGATTCCGAGCGTAACTTTGAGTGCCATAGGTATTTGTAACTCCTAGAGTGTTTTGCCCGTTAAAATCATTTCTAGGTGTCAAAAACTGTACATTCTCTGCAATAACTTCTGTGACATAGACTTTTTGCCCTTGTTGGTTGTCGTATGAGCGTGTATTGATTCGGCCTTCAATGCCTAGCTGATTGCCTTTCTTCTGGTACAGTTGGATATTGTCGGCCAGTTTGTTCCATGCAACGCAGTTGATGAAATCAGCATCTTGTGTTCCATCTTGGTTCTGTCTTCGATTGACTGCCAAGGTAAATGAACAGACACTCGTTCCACTCTGTGTCTTTCTGAGTTCTGGATCACGTGTCAATCGGCCAATCAGAACCACTCTGTTGATATCCTGCATAGGCTCACGCTTTCAATCCGCAATCATTCGCGATTGCCTGCATAGATTCGGCCATCATCTGACGCATCTTTTTCGTGTCTGCAGTAACCAAGTCGACCAGGTCGTTGAATTCCGCCATGTTGATCGTGCTCTTGAAAGCTTGATACTTCTCAACAAGTGTCGGTTCGACTTCTGGCTCTTCTTCCTGGATGGATTCAACCACCTGAGCTTCTTCTGGTTTTGATTCAGATGCTGCATTGACTACGACCTCCGTTTTTTCTTCAACTTGCTTTTTGGCAGCAGGTCTGCCACGTCGCTTTGCCACTTTCTCGATGATATCCGCTTCACGAATGTTCATTCCGTTGATTCGGTATGGTGCTACGTTGTCTGTGTCGTCAACGTATGCGATAAGTCCTTCTCTGTCCACTCCGGCGCAGTGATAAACAACTTTATCACCAGGAGCGTATTTGAGTTCTTGTTTTTCGGCTTGTTTTTTAGTTTTCATTTTCACAGTTCTCCATTTTTGATTTTTTCCTGCAGCTGCGCTAATTCGCTTTGCAGTTGTTCTTCTGACATCTGGACTGGTTTAGCATAGAATTTCTCATCTAGCTGGATCGCTTTGATTCCTGGATTGTCTTCTTCGCGTTCCGCTTTGCTCCATTTCTTCAAAAGTCCTTTCCAGTCCCTGATAGGGTCATTGCCTGTCTTCCATCCGGTGGATTCGTAGTGTTTCCAAAACTTTTTGGCATCTACGTTCAAGTTGTGTTCCTGGATGTAGTCCACGATTTCTGAAATGGACGGTTTAACAAAACAGTCAGTCCAGTCAGTCTGCACAGTTTCGTTTGTTGCACTTTTTGACGCAGCCATACTATCTAACTTCTGACTACTGACTGACTTATTTCTAGACTCTAGACTCTTATCTCTAGACTCTAATCTCTTATCGGACAATGTCCTTTTTTTGTCCGAGACAATGTCCTCTACTTTGTCCTTCGATTTTTTCTCTGTTTTTGAGCTCGTTTTTCGAGTGCTTTTTGAGCCTTTTTTTGAGCTTTTTTCAGACGGATTTTTCTTCTTATTTTCACGATACAATCTCTTTTTTTGTGCCCATCCGGTTTCTGATCCAATCATCGATTCATAATTCGCAATCTTCATCACATCGTTCTCAGACACTACAATCAGTCTTAAATTCTGGAATAATTCAAGGGCCGCTCTGACTGTGTCTGCGGAAAAAAACTTTGTGTCACGTGCAATTTTATCGACAGTGTATGGAACTAATATATTGCCAATTTTTGTAGCTAAAACACCATTTGTATTTGATGTCATGGTGCACAATTTTATGTATAGAGTTACGTATTTACATCCGTCTTCCTGGGATAAAAGAAAATCGATTGCGTCACTTTCGAAAAAATCAGTCTTCAACTTGATCCAATAATAAACTTTGCTATTATCCTTGATTTCCGACATATGCAATCCTTTCTATTCTTCTTTTGGTTCTATTTCATTTATAACTACCATTACGCATGGTTTCTGTGCATATCTCTTGAAGACATGCAGGTCTGATACTTGCTTATCATCTTCGAAAGCCACTTTGTTTAAAGAGTCCAGTACAACCTTTGCAATGTTGTCGGAATCTGGCTTCTTTTGTGGGTGGATTTCATTTGCGAGCATCTTATTTAACTTCACTTTTGATACACTCTTAGGTGGCGAGAAATACGCGAAAATCTTCACTTCCAGGGACCCTTCCAGCATGCTTGGAGTGCCACACTGTTCCATGAAGCTTAATCGTACTAGATTCTCATATTCAACTGTTTTAGGTGGTGTATGCACACTTACATACTTACCACGATTAGAGAATCGAGGTCTTCCTTTGGACCCCGGTTCTCCTGGTACTACAAACTGATAACGCATTATTCTTTGATTTCTCCGGTCACTGGATCTTCACCAGGTTGTTCCTGATATTCTGCATCAAAGAATTCGTTTGGAACTTCTGTCATATCTTCTTCAATCGTTGTCTTGATTGATTCATCTGTATTCACTTGTTTAACGAATTCAGTTTTCAAAGGAGCGTATTTTAGCAGCTTCTTCAAAACTGTCTTCTTGGCCATTTCATCAAAGTTTGTTTTCCATGGTCCACTTGAAAATGATTTTGAATACTTTTTCGCATGATCAAGAACATCTTCATACGACATGACCTGGAATCCTTGGCCACCATTCACTAATTTGAACGTTGCATAATAATAGATCGGCTTACCTCGATTTGTTCTTGCAGGTTTATGTTTAAGCACTGGATCCATTCCAAGTTCATACTCAAACTCATCATTTTCATAAACGACTTGAGCATCAATCATCTTGACTTCGCCTGAACGATATGCCAGGTCAATCAATCCCTTGTAACCAATCTGGAACTGACAAGCTCCACCATACGGAATCAAATAGGCTTGTCCTAGTGGAGTATTTGGCTCCAGTCCTAATTGTGCTGCATTCATCATTGCAGCCAAGAATGATTGAGGAGTACATGATGCTAACTTGGCATTATTAGATACCGCAGACAATGCGATTCGTGTAAATCGTTCTGGAGTCATCACACTAGGCAATGCCTTCGCGATTTCTCCTGACATCACTGAGATATACTCCTTGATGGTCTTTGATTGCTTTTTGGCCACAGTGTTTGACTGCTTCTTTGCAATCATTCCTTGTTGATTTGTTGTTGTCATAAATATTTATCCTCCTACTGTTCTTTGACTAAAAATCTTCTCATTTTTCTTTGAGTTAAGTATTGATCATAAAGTTCAGGTTCATCTTTTCTGAATTCTTTAGTATCGAATGTATTTGATACCGATGTTTTCCATGTAACTTTGAACTTGTCAGATGTTCCAATACCAGAATCACCTAAGTAGTTCTTTACTTCATTCTCATGTTTCTTTTGAATATCCTGGAGCTCCTTGATTTTATCTTTGACAAGCTTCAATGCATCCAGTTCTTGCTGCAATGGAGTTAGATCCACAATGTTGTCTTCATCATTTTCTACTGGATGAAGTTCACTGATTGCTTGTGCAGTGGAATCCGAACCATCGATTGGCGGTTCAATGTCGTTCTCCACACAGTTCCAGAATTCTTCTTCTGCCTTAATCAACGCATCGATTTCCTGGTTGCTTCTAATAACCTCATAGCAGTACAAGTCAACCCCTGGAATATAAATAGCTATATACCACTTAGAAAGACCAGTAACCGCCATATAATGCATGCACTGTGCATAATACTGAGGTGGAATGTTTCCTTTCTGATACATATCTTTGTTGTATTCAGACGTGGTCTTGATTTCAAGACCTGCATCCTCTCCAACAACCAATCTGTCAATGTTGGCCAACATGAACGGATGATCTACAGATTGAAATGAAAATCCACTCTTTCGACATTTCTTGCCAGTTTCTTCTTCCCAACGCTTAGCCACATAAGCTTCCGCATCTCGACCAAATCGCATGCGCTCATTGTCAATGTTCTTATGGATTCGGCCAGTCTTTTCACACCACAATGCATAAGCCGACTTGTATTTGTTCATGCCTAGAACAGAACCGGCATCCGATCCACCGATCCCTTTTAGACGATTGTCCAGCCACTCTTCATGAGTAGCTGGTAACTTATGCTTTGTCACTTTATTCATCTTCATTTGATTCATCCTCTTTTTCTTCTTCTGGTTCACCTTCATCATCGATGTAACGATTGTCATTCCATTCTCTCCAGTCATCGATATCCTTAAAGAATGGCATTGCTAGTTCTCCTTGAATGGTGGATGCTCCGCTAGAAATCTGTCCGTTTCGCCATCGTAGCATTCTGCACATACCGCATATCCAAATCCATATGCAGTATGTACTTCTCTCGATGTGTACATCTCACCGAATCTGAATATTCTTCCACATTGTGCACATGGCACCATCTTTTCCATATCATCTTCATACGTTCTGCATTCATCAGGAAGAAGAACATCTTCATACTTATGCAGCTTCGTGTTGTATCTGCCTGCTCTAATGGACATAGCACTTACCTCTTTTATTTGCGTTGTTGATATCGCAATAACTTCTGATTTTCTGTTGCAACCTATCTTGGAACGCATCTACTGCACTTTCGAAGCAATCGATCGTCTGGTCTGAACTTAGATCGAATAGAGATCCAACTGCACATATACTAGGATTTGCATGTGCTTCAATATCCAGCATAGGCGATATAGCAACTTCGTATGCACTGCCTAAAGATTTCAAATATTCTTTAAATTCAGATTCGATTTTCGCAAGATCATCAGGATTGCTAGATTTTGCGATATCTTTCTTTAATTTGTCGAATCTTTCCATGATTTCATTGATTTGAGCATTTCTTTCAAGTATTTCCTCTAAGCTCGCTTTTATTGGTTCGCGGTATCCCTTTTTTTCCATATTGATGTCTCCTCCTAATGAATCTGATGATTGACTTTGTTCATGTTGATTTGTCTTTCAAGCTCTTTAGAAAAAGCCTGCGTACACGCTTTGAAGCACTCAGTGATTAGATCAGGCTTCATCTCTGTAGTGACTCCAAAAATTAAAGCACCAGCTTTTGATTCACCAGTTACAACCGGACTATCAAACCCAGGAATCACTCTCAATTCAAATGCTGCTCCGCAATTCTTAATGAGATTTTGAAATTCTTCTATAATTGCGTCACCCTCTTCTTCTGATACATCACCTTGTAGCTTTTCATAAAGCTCATTAAGCTTGTCATTCATTCTTTCATATTTTTTCGACTCATCATCGAATTCATTCCCACTTTTTTTCAATACAAATTGTTTCATTTTTGATTTTCTCCTTTTTACCTTTTACTCAAACCCTGCAACCTGGATATCGCAATCTGCTAATTATTTATGCCCAAATTCAAACGTGTTTTTTTGCTTTATCTTAGGAAGTTTAACCAGTTACGATCATGGATTTTTTTGACGTGCTTGCATTATTTATGACAATTTTTTAAGAAGGTATTGAGATATCGGTCTATTATGAAAAGAATGATCCTTTTTTTTAGCAGACCACGTCACTTACGGCAATACCCAGGTTGCAAGATTTGAGATATATGTATATAATTTAGTTGTTCATTTTTGATTGGCCACTTTCCTAATAAGTGGTCTTTTTTATGCTCTGTATGACTTACGCAGCTTGATCAGATTGTCCAAATATGGCTGCAGGCCAAGAACACTGATTACTTTAGTTGTTGGCCATCCAAAACAATTGGATTCAACACCAAGCTTATTCAACTCTGTTTTAACAGTGGCGCTGCAACATCCAATAATCTCTGCCAAGTCTCCTTGCGTGATATATGCATACTTTGTAAGCTTCTGGATCTTGTCCTCAACTTCCGCATCATATTCCTGACGAGATACAGTTCTTATAGTTTTCATATGTGATTCACCTCCTTACCAAATTTGCTTTGCTAAGATAACGAAATTTAACAATGTGACCATGAATCCAAATGCGTACAGGATAAACAACGTTCCTTTTTCTTCACTGTCGATTCTGCCACCTTTTTCAAAGATTACCTGGACATTGACTTCCGGTTGTTCCTTGGTTGGTTGTCCAAAATTGAAATCAGGAATCTCCAATTGATTCTCCATTACAGTATCCGCTTTCTTAGTTGCTGTGTTTGCTCTTGGCATGTTTAAATCCTTCACTTTCTATTTTTTCGATTGCTTCATCCAATTTAAATCTGAAATTGAACTCTTCAATATCCTGCATTCCAAGATAATAAAGGAGGTCAATATCTTCATGATTGAATACGTAACAATGTTCTTTATCCATATAACCTTCCGACCATGGACATCCTGCATAATCGTAGAGCTTTTTTGTTTTTGGATTCGCTTGAAGTCTTCCGATAATCATCAACTTCTTGGTTCCTTCTTTAAGAACTACGACGCTTCCAATAGGTAATAATTCTTGCATGTTCTACTCCTTTCTACTGCGTTCTACTACGTTTCTACTACGTTTCTACTACGTTCTGGTGCAGCACTTGAGGTGCCACTTCACTGTATTGATACTCATAGACTTTGGAATTTGATTTTTTAATCGTTTCAGTTATTGGGGATATCTTTAACGATATTTTGTAAGTGTATACTTAAGTAGTTTTGGAGGCTGTACTCACCTCTTTAATAAAATGCTGTTATTGTTATGCTAGATTATAGTTTTTTCTATATGTACATTTTTATGATCAAACCACTAAGTCTAATATCTTTTTTGCGAAAAGAGATATTTCTTTTTTTGTATCAAACAGTATTCTGCTAGAAAATTTAAGGGGTTTTATTTTGAATCAATCTACTCCTGAATAACTGCATGTGATAAGGTCTGTAGAGCACTGATCCAGGATTCAATTGGACTTGAACGAACAAACTAGCAGGTTTGTGTATAAGAGCTTTTCTTAGGCTCTCGAAGCAACACCTCAAGTACTGACCAGAGAGTTTCTGCATTTATGTGCACTTTTGAAAATTCGATGATACTATGTATCCTGAAAGGAGGTGAGTATGCTTATGTACAATTTGATACCCGTACGATCAAGCAGAATGAATGCTGTTGGATGGAATGAAGGCACCATGTACATTCAATTCAAGAATGGAGCCTTATATGCTTACTACAATGTCAGTGAGTCTGAATATAAAGCCTTTATTTCTTCGCCGTCATTAGGTCAGGCACTAAATACGTTCCAGCATAGACATCCATATCGACGTGTCTAATCTGTTGGAGTAGACAATTCCTTGCTTACAACAGTTACTCTGTCTACATCTACAACTACAGAACACATAGGATTGAAGTGACTTGTTAAGTACTCTTGCAAAGGCTTAGCAAGTACCTTTAATTCATCCGGATTGATTCTTGCTTTCGGAACCAATCTAACGTTTAAATCAGAACTAGTTATTTCAACACCGTCACTGTTGATAATGACTAGTTTTTCTTTTGTTTTTTCATCCTCAACAATAAGTTCTTTCCATTCATTGGATAGAATCTTTGATGATTCATCTTTTCTCATATAATTTCCTCCCATCCTCAAGTACCGCACCAATCTTATTTATTTAATTTCTGTGGTAGTCGTTGGTAGTATTCTTTAAAATAAGTTTAATATTTTTAAACTTTTTCTGTAAAAAAATAATATCCTACTTGGTCTTTCGGAATATTTAACATATCGCATATTTTAACGATATCATCTCGTGAAAATGGCGTTTTACTTTGCATTTTTCGAGACATTGTATTTTCAGATGTTCCAAACGCTTCTGCAAATTGGTTTTGACTCCCATATTTCTCAATCATTTTAGCTTTTAAAGCGTTAAAATCAAACTTCATTTTTAACACCTCCTTCATTTGACAACTAAAGTTTAACTTTATTAAACTCTTTTGTCAACACGTTTGTTTAATTTTATTGAACTTTGTTGTTGATTTACTTAATTTTGTTCAATATAATTAAATCGTGAGGTATATAAATATGTCAGAAATTAAAGATAGAATTATTGAAGCATTAAAATACAATAGAATGAGTGCAAAAGAACTTAGTGATAAAACTGGTATTCCAAAATCGTCTATATCTCAATATATGAGCGGATATGCCAAACCGAAACATGACCGAATTTATCTAATTGCTAAAGCATTACACGTTGATGAAGCTTGGTTGATCGGCTATGATGTTCCGATGGTTAAAGAGACATTCACACAGAATCTCTCCCCAAACGAAAAAAATCTCTTGGACATATATCGTGTTTTAGACGACAAAGGCCAGCACACAGTGGATACAGTCACACAAATGGAATATGAAAGAGTTAAAAAGGATAATAAGTAATTTATGTATGTAAATATATCTGGATTTTGATTATAGAAGGAGTTGACAAACGACATATTGTTTGACAATCAAAATATAATTTAGTAAAATGAGGACAAGGATAGCGGTAGAGAATTCTAAGTGAACCTACTCGCGCAAGAAAGTCTCTCATTTTGAGGGGCTTTTTTTGTTAGGAGGAGATTACAAAAATGTCTAAACCATTTAAAACATTAGATGAGCAAATTGGTATTTTAAAAAGCAGAGGGTTAATTGTACATGATGACGAATCTGCTAAACTATCTTTACTTTGTAACAATTATTACAACGTAATAAATTATTATTCCAAATTTTTTATGATTCCTGGTACAGATAATTATTTACATGATGTATCTTTTAATGAAATTTTATCAGTTTATTATTTTGATAAAGAGATAAAAAGTATTTTTCTAAAAGCTACTATTGATATAGAAAAGTGCTTAAAATCAATGATTGCTTATTATTTTTCTGAATCACATCCAGAAGATTATTCCTATTTGAATGTAAATAATTTTGATTGTTCAAAAA